TGATGTTCTGGTTCACGGTGGTCAGGGCCGCGGTCTGGTTGATCGAATTGATCGTGGTGACGGCCTGGAGGGTCTGGTTGCCGCTGGTGCCGATGAACCAGGCGTAGGCGACAGCGCCCGTGATCGCCGGCACGGTCGCCGTGATCAGGTTCGTGGAACCAGACAGCGCGCCGGTGGTCTGGCCCGCGGCATTGGCGTTGCTGGTGCCGCCATTCAAGGTATAGGTCAGGCCGTCCGCACCGGTGATGGTCTGCGAGGTGGGCAAGCTGCCCAGAGTCTGACTGCCGGTGGGGGCGGTTGACTGCCAGTTGCGATAGCCCTCGTAGGTCAGCGCCACAACGGACACGAGGTAGGTGCCCGCCGTGATGAAGCCGCCGGTGGCTGCCGATCCCACGGTCGGGTTCGACGGGACGCCCAGCGCAATGCTGGAATTGCCGCCCAAGAGCGCCTCGTCTTCCTTGATGCGCATTTTCTGAAGCAGGCGGATGGCAGCCGTGGCGCGGATGTCTTCATACCCGCGCGCAGCGGTCACGGACTCGAAGCTGACCTGGTCTTCCTCGCCCACCGTCACATAGGTGGCAGCCTTGCTCGAGGTCGTGTAGGACATGCGCGCCGAGCGCTGGCCTTCCGGGATCCAGCCCATGGCGTTGTAGCCGGAGCCGTTGATCGCCGAGACCACGTTCCAGTGGGTGGCAAGGCCGGTTTCTCCCATCTCGCGCGGAATTTCCTTGACTAGCGGCGCAAGGTATGGGTACAGGTTCTTGGACGGTGCCTGCAGGTCGTAGCCGACCAGGCCCGTACCGGTGGTGACGCTCTTGCGCAGGTCATCGACGCTGCCATAGCCGCCCAGGGCCTTGTGGAACAGCCCGAGCGTTTCGCGGGTGACTTCTGAGTTCAACATGTGCGTTTCTCCAAGCAAAGGCAGCTCGGCCCGGTTTTCACCAGGGAGCTGTGAGAGATGCGAAAGGGTTAGTTAGGTCGGGTGGCCCAGCTGCTCACCGCTGGCGTGATGGTCGGTAGTACGCGGATACCATGGGTCCGTCAGAGTGGATTTGCTTCACCTGCGTCGCGGCGACATTGACGCTGCCATCATCATTGAGCACCGGCTGCACGCCGGACTTTGTGATGGGTTCACTGCCGTTGTCCTGGGTCTTATCGACCACCACGACCTTCTGCACGCCCTTGGCGGGTAGTGGCTGATCCTCAATCGCCTTCAGGCGCGTGGTGAGGTCAGCGATCGTCGTGTCACGCTTGGCGAGCTCGGACTGCAGGACGGCGACGGCAGAATCGGTTGCGGCCTTCAGCAAGTCTCCCGGCAGCAGCACCTTGTCGGTCTCATCATCCTTCTTCGGCGGCTGGCGCGGCGTTTCGGCCTCATCCTCGTAGCCGGTTTCGTTCATGGCGCTGTCGGCCTTACCGATGCACTTCTCGCACTTGTCCAGATGCGCGGAGGCCTCGCCCATCGGCGCGCCCTTGGCTTTGGTCATGTGCTCGGCGGCCTTCTTGATATGGCCGTGCGCCTCGGCCAGCTTGGCCTTGGTGGCGGCGCTGAATTTCGCGCCGGCCTTGGTAAGGTCGCCGGCCGAGGCGGCAGCCTCGATGACCTCAACGTCCTTGACGCCCATGAGCTCGGCGGATTCCTCGCTGACCATGGAGGAGAGGATCTTCAAGCCCTCTCCCAGCCACGCCTTGAGTGCTTCCGGGCACTCACTGTCCTCATCACCCTCGACGCCCTGCTCAAACTCGTTTTCCCGTTGCAGGCAAGCGATGGAGTCCAGCAAGTTTGAAAACCAGCCGACCTGGTATAGGCCCTTGCGCAGCGAAGTCGCAGCATCGGCCTTCTCCTCTTTGCCTGAGGGCTTCCAATCATCCGGCAGTTCATCGGTGGCGCCGAGCTTCTTTGCGCGCTCGATGATGTGCGCCTTCGCCGCCTTCTTGTCCTTGGCGCGACCGAAGGCCTTGATGGCGTTCTTCAGGTCGGAGACGTTCTTGATAGGGAAGCTGCCATCGGGCAATGCCTCACCGGCATCAGCCGCATCCTGGCGTTCCTTCTCTGAGAATTTGCGCTTGGCGAGCTCCAGTAGCACCGTGGGACTGACGGCGCCGGCGTTGACCATGGAGGCAAGCTCACCCACGGCTTCCTTCTCGATCGCGGCCGTCATCGCCTTGTAGAACGGTGTCTCCGCATCCGCCTTCCACGCATCAATCACCGCTTCCGGGTTAGCCGGGCGGTCGACCACTGAGATCTCGGTCAGCTTCATCTTCGTGATGGTGCCGTCGACTTTGGTCAGCGACTTACCGCCGATCGAGAAGCCCTTGTATACGCCCTCCACCACTTTGTTCCACGCATCGTCATCGACGATCTTCGCCTGGATGTACAGACCCTTCTCGTCGATCTCGGCGGACTTCGTGACGCCCACCGCTGACATCTGGTGCATCTCGCGCACGTTGCCGAAGCGCATATAGTCAGGGAGCGCCTCCTCGATGGCACCCTTGGAGACCCGTTCTTCCTGGGCGTCCAGCGCTTCGGTGGAGGCGTAACCATAGACCATGCGCTTGGCGTCATCACGCTTGATGATCTCGGCAAAAATCTTCATGTCGGTCCTCTCAATGGTTCCGTTCTAGCGAACGGGTATGGTGCCGGTGAGTTCAAGCACGATCAGCGGATCGTTCGTATTCACCACGACGCGCACAGCGTAGTCGCATTCAGTTAGGCCGCCGATCACCGGCACGATGACCTGCGTAGCCGCCGCATTCAGTAGCGGCGTGCCGTTCTGCGTCAGCGCCGGACCCGGATCCGTGCCATAGGCCGTGCTGATGGCAATCGATGCGATTGTCGTCAGCACAGTGCCAGATACTGGCAGGGTGGCGAGTTGTGCCGTGAAGTCAAAGGTGAGCTTGACGGCCTCGCTCGGATCCTTTTGCTGGAATCGTCCCTGTGGCATGGTGATCGTGAAGTTCCTTGCCGGTTCAGTCACAGTGAAGTTGCGAGCCGGCTCATAGACGATCCACCGGTCGCTGCCGATCCAGAATTTCGGGAACGACCAAATGATGGTAGACACCGCATCCACAGCCCCACTCAGCGCTACGCTGACCCGGGCGGCTGCTGACAGCTGTGCATCGGCGGCGCTCGTGCCGCTCAATGTGATGGCGTTGCCGAGAATGCCGCGGATCGTGGCCGCAGCAGCTGAAGTGCCTGCGATCTGCCCCACTAGCGTGATCGTGAGCGATCCAAGATCGGTCGCTACCGCATATGACACGCTGGACAATTGAAGCGCGTCGGCCATGAAGCCGGTCAGCGAAGCGACGGAGCCTTCTGTACCGGTCATCGCCACGGCGTTCGAGAGCGCGCCGCCAATGGTTGTGACAGCCGCCACACTGCCAGTCAGCGCATAGGCGCCTCCGGAAGTCATCGACCCAGTGAAGGTCGCGACTGCACCTTCAACGCCGCTGAGCGAGATGGCTAGTGCCATCGTGGCGCCATTGGCTGCGACAGCGGCAACCGTCCCGGCCATGGCTACTGCATTCGACAGCGTGCCATCGATGGTCGCAGTCGCAGCGAGCAGCCCGGACAGCGCTGCGGCAGAGCCCGATGACAATGAACCCAATATCGTCGCTACTGCACCATCGACCCCTGAGAGTGCGATGCTGACGCTCAGGGTGCCAGTATCGGTGGCGACCGCACGAAGCAGCCCCGTCAGCGAGTTTGCAATGCTGATGGCCGGCAGGTCCGTTGCAACCGCTGCGACCGTTCCAGAAATGGCATTGGCAATGGAAGACGTGCCAAGGTCGGTCGCTACGGCCGCACATAGGCCTTGCATCGACAACGCGACAGATGCTGAGCCCGTCAGCGTCGCAACTGATCCGACCAGGCCCGATAGCGCTGTCGTCCCGCCGCCAGAGGGGCTAAGGAATTCCTCGTCGAACCATTTTGCGACATCTAGTTCCACGGGCTAGAACCAGAATTTCACATTGAGATCAGAAGGGAAATCATCCTCTCCAAACTCATAGTGGTTGAGCTGCAGATTTCCGAATTGCGGGGCAATCGGCGCCGCCTGCTGGGGCTGGACGTAAGTCAGATTCGATTCGAGCGAGAATATGACCTGAGCACTCGCAGTGCGGTTGGCGCCATTGCTGTCGGTTATCAGGCAGTACCAGTTCGCACCGTAATCGGCCGGGAAATTGGGCGCGAACGTATAGGTAGCGCTTGTTGCCCCACTCACGCTGCTGCCGTTGCGATACCACTGATAGGTCAGGCTCCCAGCGCTCGCCGTTGCTGCTGCGGTAAACGATACCGACTGGCCGGGCGAAGCCGACTGATTGCTCGGGTTCCCGGTGATGGTCGGCCCGAGCGTGAAGGTCGCAATGACAGCATCGTATCCGGCAGAAGGTCCACCGGCGTCGTGGAAGACCCAGCTCTGCGTGGCATTGCTGGAAAACACGTAATGGCCGAAGCAGTCGCCATTATCCATCGTGGACGTATCGGATTCGCCGGTATAAGTGCCGCTCAATAGAACTGCGCCACTGGGTGTGACTACCGAGTCCGGCGGCCCTGTGTCCAGGCCCATGATGGCGATGGCGACGCCAGATGAGGCGACCGGGGTTATCTGCGCTGCTGGCGTCGTATTGCCAGGCCCGAAGCTGGTGGTGCCCTGCGTCGCGGCCCACGCATCGAAGTTTCCAACTCCGACCCAATCCCAAACGATCCCTTGGAAATACTGATGGCTCGCCGGATCGCTCGAATTGATCGTGAGCATCTCCACGGCGCTTGGCACGCTCTGGGTGCGATAGCCGAACTGCGCATCCCCGCTCGCTGCAGCGCGCATCGTCCAAGGACCGGCGACGGCGCCGCTTACGCCGAGCAAATTGGTTGAACCCAGAGGGTCTGAGCAGCCAATCATCTGCGTCGTACCCAGGGTCGGCACCTGAAGCGGATAATTCAGCGCCGGGCCACCTGTCACGCCGGCAAAGCGATAGTGATAGGTCCCGACGCACCGCGCGCCAGCCGATGGCGCGGTTCCGGCGCTGGCCGTTTTGAGGCCATAGGTGATCGAGGTCCATCCACTGTTGGATATCAGATCCGTAACCAGGGCAGTCGGGTTGACTCCCGCCGCGACACCTTGCACCAGATACTGGCAGAAGAAGCCCTGTATCAGGCATACCTGAGCCAGCTGAAACGCCGGATCGGCCGTGACCGAGATCAGGCCGTCAGTCTGCCCACTGAAGTCACCTCCTCCGGTGTCGCAGCACTCCTGGAATATCAAGTCCCCGCTTGTTGTCGGGACGTATTCGGCGCCGGAGTTGATTTGCTGCGTGCCTTTTGAGCCCACTCCCACGTTGAACGTGGTGATGGCTGTTCCGTCGATTGCCGATGAGGTCGCGATGTTGTTCCATTCCTGGAACGAACCGGACAACGTCGCGATCGACGCGCTACAGGTGACCGTGATAGAGACAGCGCCAGCCGTACCCCCGAATACATGGAATTTTCCATGCACGATGTTATTGCTGGTGTCAGTTGCACTGACATCTGGTGTCGTCGGATAGTTGTTCCCGGCACTATCGACGATGCTCGTAAAGGTCGTGCCGCTCGGATACCGCAGCTTCAGTATGTAGCAGTTGTTGCTGAGCGTCGGCCATGCCAGTTTGAGAACGAAGGCGTTTCCTGATTCACCTTGCGGCACCCAGATCACTTTCTGGATGCACTGTGGAATGTTCGCCACAGCGCGCCCTCAGAAGTTCTCTAGCCGGCTCTCAACCTGCTGCACTGTCCACGCCGCCGACGTACCGCCATTGACGGACACGCCAATGATGGAATTGGCGACGCTTGAGGCAAATCCAGAGGAAACCGCCTCAACCACTTTCACCGCATTGGAGAATCCGGTAGTGGTCAGATTGTTGGTCAGATTCGCCGTCGCCGCGACAACTGCCGAGGTGCCGGTGCCGACAGTGCGAAACAGGACGTCCACTTCAAACCAACCGGTATCCGCCGCAGCCGTGCCGGCCGCGAAGGTCAATGTCGCGATCGATGCATCGGCAGTGGTCCCAGCTGTGCCATATCGTACATTGATGATCGGCGTCGCAGTGCCGGCCGCAGTCTTGGCAACCTGAAACTTCAGCGTGTATAGCGTGCCGACTTTCGGAAAGCTTGATGGCACCGCAATTGCGGATCCGGTCAAATAGGTATCGGAAGAAAATCCAGCGCCCTGGGAGGCGGTACTGCTATTGAACAGCGCCGTCGCCTGCGGCGCGGCCTGGTAGATGCCACCGAACTTATCGTAGTGCAGCCATTGGCCACCTTGGGTGAAGGTGATTTTCTCTCCGATTCCGAGATTGCATGAGAACAGCGGCTCGACATTCGTGCCGTCGGTGTGCTGCACCGTAATCTGACAGGAATTGGCCGAATCGTTGTTATAGACGCTGATCGAACGCACATTGCGATAGGTGCTCGCCGCCGGCGAGCCGACAATCGTGGTCGTGGTGGCCGTGGAGATTGTCGGGGTATTTGTACGCCCCGGCGTATAGGTCGGGCCGCTCGCCACGTAATCGACGAAGTCGGCGCGCACATTGATCGTGCTCGCCGCGCCGGTGATGACCTGCACCAGGTCGGATGTGCTGGTGAGCAGCAGCATGGCTTCTTAGTTGTCTTGCTTGACGGTGAGCGCTCCGCCTGCAAATGACGGCGTGTTGCCGCTGGCGCTGATATTCTGCGGAACAGCCAGCACGCCAAAGCCCTGATAATTGCCGCCCGTCAAAGCGTCATAGAGCGCCAGCGCGCCCACTATGCCCCACGCGGCGCTGGAAGTTGGGAATGTGATGGTATTGGAATTTGAGGTCGTCGCGGTCGTGCCGGTACTCGATGAGCTTCCGCCTTGCGTCGCCGCCCAGTCCGTCAGCGCCGGCCACGCACCCGCCTCCACCTTTACGCGCGCATAGCTGCCGCCTGTGGCTTCAGCCAGGCCTGCAGGGAAGCCTGTGCCAGTCTTGAGCACTGGGGACAGTTCGGTGAATACCGCCGAGCCGTCAGTGATGACTTCGCCATCAACGCCGAGATAGGTGGTGGGCTGGGAACTGTTGGAGCTGCCCGCAGTGGTGCAGCGGTACAGGTGTTGATTCGTGTCACCGTTCGCACCTCCCGTGGGAGTAAGCGAAATGCAGTCGCCCACGCTGTAGGAAGTCGAATTTGCGCGCAGCCCTTTGTTAATCGTAAGCAGCGCCACGTAGTGACACAGATCCGCGGGGATCCCAGCCACCGCTGTCCACGTCACTGTGTTATCGGTGAGCGTGGAACCTGGGTTAGGAACCGCGAGCGTGTTCGTGGTGCCGGACGTGCCGGCGGTCGTGCACTGCAAGAACTTGCCGCCGGCGCCGGTCATATTCGCATGGGGCACTACTCGGTCGCCCAAGCTATAGGAGGTGCTCGCCGTCCAGACCCCCTTGTTGCACACAGCGGTGCTGCCCGCCGCGCCAGCGGACGTAAGCGCGCCGCCGCGGAACATGCCGTCGAGCAACTGATTGGTCTTCGCGTTCGAAAGATTCATGGTTTGGCTCCTGGGCCTAAAAGCAGTTCAGGTCAATCAGTTTTCTGGCAGCTGAAGCGTTCGACCGTGACTGCAACACCATCAAATGTGGTTGGAACAGTTGCGACTGCTGACTCACACGCTGCACGAGTCTCATACCCCGGCACGCTCACCTTCACGCTGCCGCCCTCAAGAGTCGCGTTCATGCCGTCAAGCTGCGCGACGTTTGGAACGGCCGCGAATTGCAGCACGAGTATTAGCGTCCACATTCACTTTGCTCCTGCGCCGGGTCAGTTCAGCGCAAATCAGGTACCACTCGGCCTCGCTGTATGCCCGCAGAATTGATTTCGTGCCCCCACAGGTCCACCCGGGCATGAACCATAGGTGTACATACAGGGTCGTGCGTTTCATTCACTGAGCACCGGCACCACATCGCAGCGGCAGTTCGGGTGAAGCGGCGGCCCGTCGCCCCCGTCATCCGGGAACTCCTCATCCAGGCCGACCGTCACGCCGTCCAGGTCCTGGCAGTCATCGCAGCATCCATCGCCAACAATCCACTGCTTGGAGGCGACCTGGCCGCTGGCCGCCCAGGCGTTTAAATTGCCCGCGACATCCGCAAACGCGGTTTCGGTGCGCGCAATAGTCTCGGCGCGGGCATCCGAGAAGGCGTAATTGTCGGTCAAGGCAGAGGCGAGACGATCATTCGACCAGCCCTCATCCTCTGCGGTCTCGACATCGACGCGCAGCAGCTCGCGCGTCGCATCCGCAATCTGCCACTGCCCGTTTGGATTGGGCACGAGCTCGCCATCGACGTATTTCATGCCCACCATCTCGGCCGCTCGATCGGCCGCGTAGTCAATGGCGAACTGGTTGGCTTGCTCGGTGATGTCCTGGTCGGACAGTTCCAGCTGCGCGATCGCTGCGGCGCCGCCTTCGGCTGCCAGCTGCTGTAGCAGCGGCTGCGCCTCTTCCATGACCAGCGCCAACTGCCCGGCGTTGATAGCGCCGGTGATCTGCTCGAGGCGGGACTTCTTGTCCTTGCCGAGCGTGTGCACGCGCGCGACAACACCATCGCGCCAGATTGCAAAGCGCTTCAGTAGCGCATTGCGAAGCGCTTCACGCGGCGCGGTGAGTGCGTTGCGATCCCGGTCGATGGGACGGACACGGCTGCGTTTTTTTTTAAGCGCGCGCGGGCGACCTTGCTGGTCTTGGCGCCCATGACATCGTTTGGATGACCAGCCGGCACAGGATTGCCGTCCTCATCTGCCCCGACTGGCGACGGCGGAGGGTTGAGTTCTTCCTTCTGCGCCGGCGTCAACGGGTCCATGCCAAGGTTTTCGCGCACCTCATCGGGCGTGACAACCGAGGTCTGAAGGTAGATCTGGTCGATCTGCGCCTGAGTCAGCTGGTCAAGCTCGGCGTCCTGCTGCCAGTCGAAGGTGAGGTCCGGACGCTTGAACCAGCGGGTGATGATCTGGTTCATGAATCCAGTCACCCACTGCATGAGCGGCGCCAAGCCTTCCTCCAGCGCGACATCCTGGGCAGACTCGGCCGTGGCCCGGTTGACCTGCTTGATGAAGGCGTTGGGTGGCAGGCTGAAGGCATAACACACGACGCGCGCCAGCCACTCATCGTACTGGTCCATGAGCGCGCCTTCCTTCACATCGTAGGGCTTCATTCCCCCGGGTATGAAGCGCGCCTTGCGACGCTCGGCTGTGTTGCCGGCCAGCAGCGCATCGAAGTATTCCTGCATCTGGCGGATCTGATCCGGCTGCCAGTCCTCGGGCACTGCGATCATCAGGTTCGGCGCAGAGCCTTCCGTGTAGAACTGCAACTTGTCCAGCTGGCGTCGCAGCGCAATGTTGACCGTCATCACGATCTGCTCGACGGGAGACAGGCCGTAGAGCCGGTCCACCCGCGGGTTGCGCGGCATGTACAGCAGTTCATCGCGCGAGTAGTCCACCGCTGGCAGGCCCTTGATGATCTGCTGATAAGCCGGGTCAGGAGCGATGGGCGTGCGACCGTCCAGGGACAGCAGCCGCTTGAACATCGCCCCGTCCATCAGGTCCAGCGAGTAGACACCCTGGCCGCGAGTCATCCGCGGATATACGGCCGGAGCGTCGATGACGAGCAGCTCCTCGAGCAGCATCCGAAGCCACGTCGACCAGTCGTGCTCGCGGTCCGGGAACGCCAGGAAATCGGTGATTTGCTGCACACCGGCATCAGGTGTCGCCTTCAGATCCTTCGGCTTGATCAGCCACTCCAGCCGGCCCATCTGGTCCTTGCGGGTCTCCACGGCCAGGCGCACCAGGTCGCAGGAATTGGCGAGGGAGCGCAACTGCCAGAAGCTGACGTTCTGGACGTTCTCATCCAGCCGCGGGATATAGCGGGTGTTGACCGCCGCGGGATAGTCGTAGGCACGGCCCTGCGCGTCGGCCTGCGCCTGCGGGACGAGCGGTTGGCTCGGGCCGAAGAACGTGTCAGGCGGCTTGCCGGTGAAGAGGTACCGCACGCCTTGCGTCAGGCGCGTCAGTACGCTCGCATCCAGCGGAATCTTGGTGGCATCAGGGCCCGGCATGGCATCAGGTATCGAGGATGGGCCACTGACCATCAGCTGGCGTTCCAGCAGTCCACCCGAAGGCCTGGAACTGCGCCCCCCAGGTGCCTTGGAAGTCGCAGCATCCCTTGGCGTCCAGGCACAGCTCCACGCCCTGCGGAGCGTTCAGCCCCAGCAGCGGCTCGACCCAGAATGGCGGGATGTAGATCCATGATGGCCCGAACTGGTCAGGCAGCGTGAACAGCTGCGAGCTTGGGTTGATCAGTGCCGCCACCGCCGCATTGCCGCTGAGGTTCTGTGGCTGGCTGCCACCTTGTGGATTGGTCTCCACGATCTGCAGCACACCGGCCGGCGGTGTGGCACTCCCGGCAAGGGCGACGAGAGCCGTCCAGAACGATGATGGTGCCTGCAGGATCACGTCACGGCACCGGTGAGCAGATTACGCCACTGGGTGCTGTCGCAGATGATTGCGGCGTTTAGCGTCGTGTCGATGTAGATCGTGCCCTTGGGAACCGTCAGAGGATTCGGGCGCGTGGCAGTTGTGACGACGATGCCGTGAAGGAACCAGCCGTTGTAGCCCAACTGCTGCGCGTCCTGGTCCGGCACGTCCTGCGTTGAGCCCACGGCGACGTTGTAGGTGCGCCCGAACACCGTGCACGGGTTGACGCCCAGTTTGTTGACGGGCGGTGATACGCGGGTGGTCATGACGGTTGATGCTCCTGCGCCTGGCGCGCTTTCATGTCCTCCACGGCCTGGCGGGCGTACTGGAGGAATCCTGTGTTGGCGGTGCGGATCAGCGGCTGCAGGGCATACCGCACCGAATCCCAGCAATGGTTGTGCTTATCGACGATGTCCGTGAGGATCAGCGACGGATCGAGCTTGTCGACCTTGAAGCTGTACAGCAGCGCCTCATCGGCCGTGTGCACGCAGCGCGGGTGAATGACCACCTGCTCGTAGCTTCGAATATGGGCGATGCCGTCCTCGACGCTACCCGTCCATTTCTCACACGGCACCATACGCGGATAACCGTGCTGCACCAGGTCGCTGATGGTCTCGGGCCGCGCGTTGTCACCGCGGGTCTGGTACCTGCGAGCGTCCGGCACCGCATCGAATAGCTCCGGCAGCTTTCGCGTATCAACGCCAATGCCATACGCTTCGTGCTCGATGTAGAGCTTGCGTTCATGCACCCAGCAGCGAATCAGGACTGAGGGGTCTTGGCTGAATCCCCAATCTGCGCCCTGGTATGGTCCGTTCCACGTCTTCGGGTCAGGCGTGAACTCCGCGATGATGTACTTGCCCTTGAAGATCTGCGCGGCGCTGTTTTTGCGGAACTTGCCCTCCCACACGTGCTGGTAGGCGTCCACATCGACGCGGGCGAGGTAGTCCTTGTCCCGCTGCAGCTTCTCGGGGAACCACGGGTTGTCGCGCCAGTTCGTCTCGATGATCCTGGCGTGCGGCATCGGATTGACGATGAAGCGCTTGGAGGTCGGATCTGAGGCAAGGTCCGGATTGAAGCTGCACCAGATCTCCGACCCAGCATTGCGCACCGTCGGGGTGATGGTAAGCCAGCTATTCTCGGTGACCTTCTCCCCTTCCTCGATCCACAGGATGTCGATGCCTTCTGTGGATTTGAACTTAGCCGGGTCAGTCTTGATGCCCGCGAAGAAGAACTCGCTGCCGTCGTAGGCGCGGATCTCCTGCTGCCCGATGTGGAAGTAGCGGCTGTATCCCAGCTGCACGATCTGCCCGGCGACCGTCTGGTGCACCGATTCGCGGATCGAGGTCTGGTACTCGCGCGCGCAGGCAATGCGCAGCGGCCGCGGCTTTTTCCTGGCGGCCAGGATAACCGCCATACGTGCGAATCCCCAGCTCTTCAGGCCACCACGGCCACCGTGCATGACCTTGTAGTCTGAAGGGATCCAGTTACCGCTCGCGTCGAAAAATAGGTCACGAACCTTCGGTGCCAGAGTCAGGCTTTGGCTGGGGGTCGACACCTGGGCCGCCATTGGGGAATCCGAAGTTGACTACCGGCGGATCGACGAGCTCGCCGTCCTTGCCGAGGATCCCGTGAGCCGTGCGATCGCCGTACACCTTGGGTAGCATTCGCGCCGCCACCCACTTGCGTGCATCGACCCGGTTGCGCTGGTGCTGCACGTAGCCATTGTCAACGCGGGTGATGCGGTCGCCATCCTCGCTGATGATCGTGACGTGCTTTGGCGGCTCATCGGCAATTGCGATGATCTCCTCGACCTGTGCGTGCGTGCGCGCCTCGACAGCCTCCAGGTACTGCTGGCGCAGATCCTCGTACTTGACGATCCACCGGCGTGCGGTCCTGTAATTGGGCGCACCCTCCAGCAGCGGCGGATGCGGATTCTCAGCACGCCCGCATATAGCCAGCAGAGACAGGCGCTGGTTCGCGATGAGGTCGCAGATCTGTTCCCAGACCCTGGCGCGTTGTTCGGCGGTGAACTGGGACACCGGTACCCCACAGACGACAAAGCCGGCGCAGGGCCGGCTTGCAGAAACACTTCCCCGTGTATCGGGTTAGGCGCGGTTGTAGGCCAATTCTGACGCCGTGTCAACTGCCAAGCCCCGAGAATTGCAGCCCCAGAGGTGTCCGGACATCTTCGACCAGGCGTAACCCGGTTTGGACAGCTTCCTCGCCCTTCTCCAGCTCCCCCCAGTACTGGGTGCGCGAGATGCCGATTTCGGACGCTTGCACCTTCGCCGGCGTGAACCAGGGGCCAGTCAGCAGGTAGTAGCACGACAGCACCAGCCGCGGCGTTTCGCTCATGCGCACCAGGATCCGCTGCACCAGAAGGCCATCACCGGTGTACACCTCGGCCCACCGCTGGCGACGCTTGCCGGTCTCGCCAGCGGCGGGGCCCTGGTCCTTCAGTCGGCCGAGCAATGATGGGACCGATGACACGCCGGTGATGATCGAGCGACGCTGGTATGCCCAAGTCCGAATCGCAGACTCCGTGGTGACGTCGACGTTGCGTTGACGGCGAGGTTTCATGTCAGCGGCGAATAATCGACCCGACCGACTGCGCAATACTGGGCTTGCGCAGCTCCTCGGTCTGGGCCTCGATGTTTTGTGTGAATCGCCTGATAAGCGTCACTGTCGGTAGACCAGCCTCAGCGAGCACCTCAATCAGCGTGCGCACGTGAATGAACAGCAACCGGTGCTGCACCAGAAGCGCTGCGGGGTCGTACTCGAAGACCATGTTGCCGTTGGTCTGGCTGCCGATGAGACGCTGCGCGAATGCCTCCATGGCCGCCTTCAGCCGCTCATCAGGCGTCGGCTCCCCAGGTGGCGCTGCGCCATTGGTGCTGTAGATCATCGTGACGCCCAATGACCGATGAAATATCCGACAATGGCACCTACGGCACACGCGTACATCGCAATCCACATCCAACGTCCGGATGTCTGCTCGATGCGTTCAGCGTACTTGCTGACGTAGGCATGGAATTCCGCGCCGTCCATCTTGTTCGTGTCTTCAAGCGGGTTCATGAGCAGTCAACCTCCCTGAGCGTCCATCGGCTTCCCACTTTTCGCCATCCGTGTACAAGCAACCGGATGCCAGCTTTACGCAACACCGGTGTCGCCGCGCTGTCCTCGATCTTGTGAATGCGGCTTGAGACATTCGCCGCGCTGGTGGCCTGGACCGCGACAATCTGCGTCTCACTCACCGCCAGCACGTCGACAATTCCGAACAGGTCCTGGCGCACCTTCGCGAACTGATTCCAGCGCTCAGTCACCTGCACAAGCGGGAAGCCTTGCTTGCGCAGGTGCTTGAGCGTCAGCTGCGTTGGCGAGGTGGCCATCAGTGCCCAGCGCGCGGCTGCGTCGCCTTGCCTCTGGCGCGACTCGCAGCAGTGGTGCCATCGATGGGCTTGCGTTCACCATTGCCGGCGTTGTTGAGCGCCGCATCGCGCTTCTCCTGGCCATCACCATCATCGGCCTGCTTGAACAGATCCGGCTGCGCGCCCTTCTTGGCGATGACCGACATGTCGCCCAGAGTGATGGTGATCGGGCGGCACTGGTGCTCGAGCAGCAGCGGCACCTGCTTTTTCAAATCCGGGCGCACGGACAGATGAAAACTCAGCAGCGTGAGTCCGCCGACTTGTGGCTCCAGGCGAATATGCGTCAGGCGTGCCGCAGGGCGTGTGTCGTCGTCATCGGTGTCTTCAGCCTCGAATGTGAGCTCGCGGTTGCCGCTGACGATGATTTCCACGTCCTCGACATCGAACTCATCATCGATCGCGAGCACACCACCGTTACAGCGCTTCACCCACGGCATCGGCGCCCAGAGTTTATCGGCGCCCTGGTTGTACAGGCTGCGATGTGTGTACTTGCCGAGGAACGCATCGATCTGCTGTTCGGTCAGCGGCACGCCTTCGATGGGCATCGTGAACGCGGTGACTTTGTCCTCACCGAAGTTCAGCAGGTTGTTTGAGATTTTGCGCATGGTGCATTCGACGCTATCGAGCTGCAGACCGATGCTGGTGGTCTTCGTCATCGTGATTCCCCTTGAGTGGTGGTTCGAGATTTGGAATTGGACCAGGTCGACTCGGAGGCAAAGGCAATGCGGCCGATGGCCCCTGCGGCCTCAATCCGCAGCGTGCAACTGCGGCCGAAAGTGCTGAGGCCAGCGGCGATGAAACTGAGGAAATCCTCATCCGGCACGCGCGTAGTTGGGTCCGGTGTCATGAGGCCTGCCCCGTGACACGCTCGTACGCCGCGCGAAATCGCGCCTCCAGGTCCGCCTGAGTGAAGCGGTCCCGGTCTGCGATCAGCCTGCAGCCGTGCCCGAAGTCGCCATCGCCGAGTGCTTCAATCGCCGCGAGCGCCATCTGGTCCTCCTGCAGCTGCTCACGCACATGCAGCCAGGTCAGGCGCTGGGGTGCCGGCAGTGTCCCTGTGGCAGCGACGTACTCGATGGGCGCCGTGACCGATCGCCATGCCTCCAGGCTCTGGTTGCGTTGAGCCCGTGGATTGGTCCCGAGCGCTCTGGGGTTGGTACCCGTTGCCCGGGGGTTGGTCCCGTTCGCTTTGCGACCCCGCGGTAGCGGAGCATCAGCTCCTTCCACCGCGTCAGCGGTGGAAGGTGGGGAAGGTTCTTGATCCGATCCGATCCTTCCGATCCGATCCTTCCGATCCGATCCTTCCGATCCGATCCGATCCCCGACGACTCGTCGCTGATCGATCGACGACTGATCGTCGATAGCCTCTGCTTTTGCCCCGGGTGGCAGACCATGATCAGGCGGCGGGTAGGTGCTTTTCTTCGCTCGGTCTATTTTCTGGTGAGACCTCCATGACGGTAATTCGTAGAGTAATCCGTGGCTTGCGGTTTCATAGAGAATGATCAGCGCCTGCGCTGCAAGCTCGTCGAGCCATCGACGAACGTTCGACGACGTAACATCGTCTCCACCGAAGATGGAGGCCTTGAGGCGACGCGGGTCGGCAGTGCCCCTGCCCTCGTCATCGGCCTGGGTAATCAGCCCTATGAACAGCAGCCTCGTCGAATGCTCGACGTTCATGATCTGGGGTGACATCCAGATCTCCGGCTTCAGTGATCTGATCCGAGCCATCAGCCTCTCCCGTTTAAGGGGCCGAGCCCGCGCGGCGTGCGACAGATGAAGCCATCGAGTAACCGGAATTCACCTCTGGCGATGAGGCCCTGCAGCGCGTAGTCAAAGGGCTGCGCAGGAAGGTCCGCGAGGTTCTCACGCAGCGTCTTGATGTCGATGCCGGCTTCCGGAATGGCCGTGATAATCCGGTCCTGGATACGCATCAGCTGAGCCTCGGCGCAGGAATTGGCTGACAGCGGCTATGTACGGTTTCGCACTGAGCGGGCGCTGTAGATGTGGCTATGCTCGCCCCGCGGCGGAGCTGTGGCCGGCGTCCCACAAATCCAAAAAAAATCATGGTTTGCGCCCTCCGGCAGCTGCCGACGTCTTCCGCGAAGTTCCGTTGTCTACCGGCTCGTCTCCGAAGAGTTCCGGCTGCAATCCGTTGGCCTGCAGCTTGCGAGTGGCTACCGTATAGGCATGTTGCTTTGCTTTGGCCCAAGCCTTGAGCACGTCGCGGACGATCACCGTCTTGTCGTGGCCGGTCGACGCCGCCTCAATCTCAAGCCACACATCGACCGATTCAGGGATCGAGGTGCGACAGTCTTTCAGCGGCAGACTCATGCTGCTGACGTGCCGTCTGCCGCGCTTTCGCGGTACCGATGCAGCTCCGCCAGCTGTTCAATGGTCGGATTGTCGATTTCTCCGCGCCGGAATTTGGAAAGCCACGACCTATTGAGCGTCGTGGTCCTCTCTATCTCCGCCAAATTGATCGCCTCGGAGTTCAGAAAGTCACGCAGCTCATCGCGCATTGCTAAAGGGTCCATTTGTGCGATCTGAGCATAATTATGCTCAAAGGACAAGCCGGTTAGACCGGAACAGTGCGCAAAATAGTGCTCAAGCTCTGCCGTACGCTAAGTTCGTGGCGAAACGCAGACCCCCAACGCAGCAAAGCATCCGGGCCAATCTGGCGCAGCTAATGCAGATTGCCGGCTGGTCGCAACGCGAGCTCTCGACGAAGAGCGGCGTTTCCCAGCGCCAGGTCTCCAACATCCTAACTGGCGCGACTTCTTGTTCCATAGAAACGGCAGCTGATCTGGCACGCGCTTTCGGCCTTACTAACTGGCACTTGCTCATGCCTGGCCTATCGAAGGACCTGCTGACTTCTCCGTCCCTCGAGCGCCTGGTGCGGGCTTATGTCGAGGCGCCACAGTCAGTGCGCGACTATCTCGACACCATTGCTGATCGCGAACTCAAGGCGCCGTCTCCGAAGGGGTAGGTAGTGTCGCGAGCTGCTTAAAGATCCGAAATAACCAAGGAGGGGAAAATGCGAAACGGAATACTTCTGGCCGCCATCGCGGCTGTTGCGATTTCAGGCTGCGCCACGGCGCCATCAGCGGATGAGGAGGCCAGGGCTGATTATGGCGAGATGCCCACGGACTTCCAGACTCCGATCAAGGCATATCTGGATCAGAATCTTAAAGACCCAGCGTCTGTGCAGCTTCGCAACTGGACCATACCGGTGAAGAGCTGGATCAGGGATGCGCCGATCGCCGGGCGCGCGCTGCATTTCGGTTGGGTGGTCAACGTCGATGTAAATGCCAAGAACTCGTATGGCGGCTATAGGGGCTTCCAGACCTACCAATTCATGCTCCACGGCAACATGATCGTGAATGAGGTCACGCCACAGGATCTGGTCAACTGATCCGCGCGCGCCTCCCTTCCTTGAGGGGCAATCTGATTATTTAGACACCCAGACGGGCCGGACCTAGAGCACATTTGTGCCGTGTGAGCAATTTTATGCTTGACATGTCGGCCCGGGTTGAGCACTATTCTGCTCACTACCTCTGGGAGGCACCATGTCACGCATTGCCGCTTCTTCGACCAAGCCCAGTCTCGCTGCATCCGCCGACCGCCTGATCAAAGTCAGCGCCGACGGGCAGCTGCTCCCGCATGACGCGCCGGAATGGGAAGGTATCTACCTTCCTGCCGCCTCGCTCATCGTCGCGCGCCGGCTGACGGCGAAGGCCCTGGGCTTCAAGGCGGCGAACGCTGCCTGCACAAAGATTGACCTATGTGGCGCGCCCGGCGAGCGCTCAATCTCGCTGCGCGAGTTCGTCAACCACCTCCTCGAGGACGACCGCACGGGCCCGGCGATCGATGCCGCCTTCTTCACGATTGACGATCCGTACCAGTGGATCTGGACCTGCGATGAGTGCGCCCCCTCGGGCTGCGCGTGGTACGTCGACCTCGGCGGCGGCTATTCGGGCCGCGGCAGCCAGGGCAATCGCGCTCGCGCTCTGGCGGTCCGCTCCGGTCAGTTCTCGGGCTTTGGGGAAGCGGCATGAGCGCCAAGGCCGTGACGAATTATCACCTGCTGGTCGCGCGCATCGCCGATGGATTCACGCCCGGCGACCTGGTGCGCGCCGATGATCTGCCGGAGCTCACGGCCTCTGACCTGGACCTCATCGGAAACGAGGAGGACAGCCTCGCCGCTGATGCCATTGCGGATGCCGCCTATTACACCGGCATCCTGAACTCTGGCGCCACTGAGGAAGCGCAGCTCGCCGCGATCGGTCGCAATCTGCGCGACCGGCTCATCAATGTGTGCCGAGTGTGGCTGGCGGGTGATGTAACGACGGAGCTCTACAACCGCACCGAGCCGGGTGACTGGCGTGCAAAGGCCGCTGATGAGGCTGGCATCGCACTGGAGGGGCCGCTATGAGCGTCCTCACCAATGCGCGCCCCCAGGTTGAGCGCGCCGTGAATGAGGCGATGGGCTCACTCACGCGGCGCACATACTTCACTGAGCGCCAAGCAAATCTTATCCGCGAGAGCCTGCACTTCATCTACCTGACCGGCGCTATCGAGGCCGTCAAGGCGGTGCGGGCCGAGGTGGCTACGCAGCGGCCAGCGCGAAGGCAGGCTCTGTGATGCGCGCCGCCATCATCGCACTTGCGCTTTCGCTCAGCGGTTGCGCCGTCGCGCCGGACAAGCTCATCGGGGGTATCGATCACACCTCCCACATCCTGCAGCACTTCGAGCACGAGGGCGACGGTGGGAACGAGGGCTGCACCGGCCCGATGCTCGGGCTGCGCTGGGAGGGCCCGCATTACTACGTGCAGGCGTCCGATATGTACTGCACTCAGGGACGTATTGATTTGCAGCGGGAGGTTGCAAACCTGCAGGCCGGCGTCTCGGTGGATCTCAAATGAGCTGGACCGCTTGCCTGATCTGGGCCTGCCTCGGCGGCATTGCCATCTGGGGGCTGGTGGAGATCTGCACCGCCATTCCGCAGCGCAGGCCGAAAAACCAACGGGTAGCGGGAGTGCTCAATAAGCCCTCGCCTGACTGTGAACGGAGGTATGTGCCTTGAACGGATCGCTCCAGTCGCGCGTCCCCTACGCCGACTATCTGAAACTGCCTGGGCTTTCAATCTCGCGTCTGAAGGAAATGAAGCGCTCACCGCAGCACTGCGAATACTTCATGACCCATCCGCGACAGTCTGCGCCGTTGACGCTGGGCACCGCAGTTCACTGCAAAGTGCTGGAGCCTGAGCGCTTCGCCGGCTCCTACCGCATCTGGGAGCGTCGCACCGAGAGCGGCCGCGTCGGTCCGCGCAGCGGAAAGCTGTGGGATGCCTTCGAGGCAGAGGCCTTGGCGGCGCGCTGCGAAGTGCTCACCATCGATGAAGCCGACACCGCGCAGGCCATTGCGGATGCCGTGCGCAGCAACACCGCTGCCGCACCCTATCTGGAGGCCGGCGACCCCGAAGTGACCCTACAGTGGGATATGCAGGGACGCGCCTGCCGCGGTCGAGTGGACTGGCTCACCTTCATCCGCAGCCAGCCGGTGCTGGTGGGATTGAAGTCCTCGCGCGACTGCCGTCCTTTCTACTTCGGCAAGCAGGCGGCGCAACTGGAATACCCGCAGCAGTGGGCCTGGTATTTCAACGGCTACCACTCCATCACCGGCAAGCGGCCGAAGATGGTGGAGATCGTCGTGGAATCTGCGCCCCCGTATGCGGTCGCTGTGTACGTCATCCCGGACGACATCATTCTGCAGGGCGAGGAGGAGTACATGAAGCTCCTCGAGCAGTACGCGGAATGCGAGCGCACCGGTCAGTGGCCAGGGCCCGTGCCGCAGGAAACCGAACTCACGCTGCCCACCTGGTACTACGGGCCCGTCGATGATGTGTCGGACCTGGGCCTTGTCGCGGCATAGGACAACACCATGAACGACAAACAAGCCAAAGTGTTACCCGTGCCCGTTGACTGGGATGAACTGTATCCGGGGCGGTTCCTGAAAGCCGGGGAATTCAAGGGCCAGAAAGTCACCTTGCGCATCGCCTCCGTGCGCATTGAGGAACTCATCGGTGACAAGGGCCCACAGGTCAAGGGCGTCATCGCCTTCGAGCAGACGGAAAAGCAGTGGGCGCTGAACAAGACCAATGGCTTCTGCCTGCGCGAAATGTTCGGCCGCAAGGTGCAGGAGTGGGTCGGCAAGCGCGTCACTCTCTTCGCCGGCATGTGGGACGGCGAGGAGTGCATCCGGGTATGGGGATCACCAGACATTGCCAACGACATGGAGGTAACGGTCGCGCTGCCTCGCAAGCGGCCATTCAAGATGCCCATGCACAAGATGTTGCCCAAGGGAGCGGCCCAGGTCGCCACCCCTAAGGCAGAATCTGGCGATGGCAGCGCGACGGTGCCGAGCATATCCGAAGCGCTCGCCAAAGTGCGAGAGGCGAAGACTCTCGACTCCCTGGCCTCGGCGCGCAAGACGATCTGGGGCCTATACGCCGCCGCGCGCGAAGAGGTTCCGATCGATATTGAGGCGGCGGCCAATTATCGACGCGAAGAGCTGGAAGCGCAGCTGTGAGCGATCCACGCTCACCTGGCCGCAGGTCTGGCCCGTATCTGCCACCAGACGACGACTATTTACTCTGGCTCGAGGGCGGCATCGACCGTGAGGCAGAGATCGAAGCGGACCTGGCCGATTCAATACCGGAGAACTCATGTACAAACTGACCAAGATCGGCGTCGACGGCGCCGAGCTGCCCGATGATGCCGACGGCCATGAGGTTGTGCGCGTGGAGCGCGACCTGCTCGCGCGGCCGCTATTCGTGACCGCGGCGATCGCCACTGAGTCGATGACCTGGAAGCAAGCCAAAAAGTGGGCTGAGAATCTCACGATCTATGGCTGGTCCTGGCGGCTGCCCACGGTCGAGGAGGCCTTCATGATCCCCGATCGGCAGCGCACCGAGGATCCAGCGCTGGATCCGGTTTTCTTTCCGCACAATGACGGCCGCTGGATCTGGACTTCCACTGAGGACGCACAAGTGCCCTCGGGCTGCGCGTGGGGCGTCCTCCTCGACGGCGGCGATTCGGGCCGCGGCGACCGGGGCTTTCGCTATCTCGCTCTGGCGGTCCGCTCCG